CAATAAAAAACCCCCGGCTGAGTGAGCAGCCGGGGGTCCGGGAGTGATGCAATGCACACCATGGAAGGAGCAAACTTCCGCGCCCCTCATACTCACATCCGCCAAACGCGTAAACCCCTAATCCCGTCTTCGATAACGTGCTTGACCAAGACCTTGAGGCGGAGGCGGTCCATGACCACCATTAGTTGTGTCTCGGCGCGGTCCTGATCGAGGCAGGGGAAGAAGAGCGAAGCCCCCTTCTTGAACGCGCGCCAGTCCACATCATAGGTGACGCCCTCAATCAGCATCTTCCGTTTCGTCCGCCTTGGCGTACTCGTCCACGTTCACGAAGTCCTCGTCGAGCCTGAACCAGAGGCAGTGGACGTTGTCGCCGGAGACCGTCATGCCCTTGGAGAGGCGCTTGCCAGCGCGCTTCACGAGCCGCCCTTCCTCTTCGAGCTTGTCGAGGGTCTGGTTGTAGTTGATCTGGTACTTGACGCAGTATTCCTTGAACGGCTTGGCGAGGATGAACATCATCTTGGTGTCCGGCTCGATCCGGATCAGCAACTCACCGCGTGGTTCGCGGATAGGCGACGAAGGCAGGTTGGTGCGCCGGTCAGCCGCATCGTTAACGACGAGAATGTTCTGCATATACCGATAGAGGTAGTCACCGACGACCTGCGTGGCACCGTGCAGCGGCGCGTCAGTCTCCTTGCGGAGGCGGTCAATCAGGCCGCAGGCCCACTGGTAGATGCGCGACATGTCCCAGTCGATCAGGCCGCACTCCTTGGCGAAGAGGCCAGCTTGGATGTTGGCTGCCACCGTGGCCGACCAGAACCGCTCCTTGGGGAGAAGCTCAAGCTCCTTATCGACCTTGGCTTGCATGGCGAGGCACTTCGTTACGACCTGCTCCATGTTGGCCAGCACGTAGCGGATGAAGATCGGGCCAGCGTGGCCATAGTTCGAGAACAGGACCTGATCGAAGAGGTTCTTGGCGTAGGCGGTGTTGATGTTCTCCACCAGCCCCACGGGATACTCGATGAGGCGCATCAGTTCGCCTTCCGGGTGGTCCTTCAGCACCGACAGCTTCTCCGCGAACGAGGAGTTCGAGGTCGAGACCGTGATGTTCTGCCACGTGGTATTGTTCTCGCGCAGTTCGTTGGACCCAGCCAGCATGCGCTCCTTCCCCTTGCCGTTGGACAGCGAGTAGAGGAAGTCCGAATATTCCTTCGGCGTGGCGTTGGTAAGCTCGTCCATGGTGGCAGGGAGGTTGTTCAGCACCCCGACCCACTGGAGCTTGCCGTTCATGGTGTCGATTTCCTTCAGGCGCAGTTCCTTCGGATGCCCGTAGATGCTGTTCACCATGTTGAGGACGGTGGTCTTACCCGTGCCGGAGCGCGAGTTGAACAGGTTGATGACCGCCCCGGTCTGGTTGAGGAACTTGAGGAGCAGCGACCCGAAGCCGCTGAGCGCGGCGAACGCCTGAGGCTCCATGCCCTCTTGGCCGAAGAGCGACCACACTTCCTTCCAGTTCTCCAGCGACCCCTTGGGGCCGATGAACTTGGCCAGCTTGCTGGTGGCCTTAGAGGGAGGGGAGTAGATGTTACCTTCGACGGTGATCTCCTGATCGCCAAGGACGAACTTGCTGTTGTCCTCCACCCAACCAAACTGCTGTCTCATAATCTCTGCCTTCTTCTTGTCCTGTAGTTGCTCCGCCGACTTGACGACATAGTCCATCATGTGGTCGAATTTTTTGCCGTAGCTGTAGACCCCGTTGGAGGAGAGTATCTTCCGAAGCTCATCCTTCTGGGTGACCTTTGCCATGGGGATCGAAAACTCACGGATGCCGTCCTGCGGGAGGTGCACCCGCATGAACGCGGAGTCTCCCTCGCCCGGATCGTACATGCGCTTCACGATGTAGAAGTCGTTGGCGTAGACCATGATGGGTTCCGACTCCTCGCCGTTCTCCATCTTGATGCCCTTGCGCCACACGCCGCCATCCTCGCCCCGGTAGAACGGGAACGGGAACTTGGGGATGTCGATATGCTCGATCACACCCGGCTCGACTTCGACTTCCAAGAAGTCCTCGCTGGACTCCTTGACCACCTTCCCCAAGTCCTTGGGGCCGAGGATTTTGTTGAGGTGCGGACACCCATCACACCGCTCAGGGTTCACACTGCGGAACTTGGCGCAGCTAGTCGCCATCCGGATGGTGGCTACCTTCTTGTCCACGGTCTCCCGGTCATAATCCGGGTGGCCCTTCGACAACCTGTGGACGGCTGTGTCAGCGTCCTCGCACATGGCAGCCACGGACAGCGCGTAGAACCAGTCGTAATAGCCGATGGTGTCTTGGTGCTTGTACGCGTGTAGGAGTTGGTTGCAGCCGTCCCCCCGGGCGGTACGCTCCATGATCCGCTTGAAGCTGTAGCCCACCCCGCTGGTCATGGCCTTCTGGCGCGGGGTCATCTCGTAATCGTCGTCGAAGATCGAGGCTTGCTTCTTCACCCCGAAGATCGAGCGCATATTCTCGATGGTCGTCACGTCCCCCACGTGGAGGAACTGGACTGGGCGCGGCTCTTCTTCCTTGAAGTTGAACGTGCCGGGTACGCGCAGGATGCGCGCCACCTCGAACACCTTGTCATCGACATAGAAGTTCTGGGCGCGGCAGACCGCCTTGAAGCGCTCGGCCACTGGTTCCCACTCAGCGCGGGAGACGGCTTCTTCCAGCGGCCAGTAGGCATGGATGCCACCGCCAGAATTTACTAGGGTAGGGGTAGGAAGCCCGACTGTCTTACAGAAGCTGCGCAGGGCTTGCAGCGCTGCCTTCTGATCCACGTAGCCATCAGGTCTGCCGGTCTTTGGGTCGGGTTCAGCCTTGCTCGGGCCGCAGTCCACATCGAGCCAGAACGCCTTGAGGCCAAGGACGTTCTCCTTCTTGCGGTTCTCCCCCGTCTTGTACTTTGCCACCCCAAAGAACGCATTGAAGCCAGCTTCGGCGTACTGCTCGATGAGGGCGTCTGCCTCTTCTCGCGTAGCCACTAGCTCCTGACGGACGTCAGCATTCTTACCCGTCCCCTTGATACCCGTGATGGCGAACCAGCCTTCCGCTGGCTGCACTAGGGTCAAGAGATCAGGTTGTTGCATTGCATCACTCACCGTTGCGGGCAGAACCCGCATTTAATTTGCTCTGTCGGTTGCCTCACTTAATGGAGGCTAGGTAGGTCTGGATCGCGTCCCGGACATTTTCCCTTGGCTCACTCAGCCCAAGGAACCAGTGGTAGACCGTTTGGCGCGTGACCTTCAACCCCTTCGCTACGTCCGAGACGGGGATGTCCCGGGCGAGACAAGCCCGCCCGAGTTGCACCCCAAGGAGGTTCCCATCGGCCTCCTTAATCGCCTCAGCTACGCGGATGCTGTAGCCACGCATACTCAAGCCTCTTCTTCGTCGTCGAGCCATTCACTGAGGACCGAAGCCAGTTCCGGCTTCACCTCGGCAGTAGCCTTGGGCTTAGCGGCCCGCTTGACCGGCTCAGCCGGAGCTTCGTCTTCGTCGTCACCGAACGGGTTAGCCGGTGCCGTGGCAGGAGCAGCTTCGATAGCCAGCGACTGCTTGGCCGCAGGAGCCTTGGCACCATCCGCCGCAGCAGCGGTCAGCTTGGTGTAACGCTCGGTCTCAGGATCGTCCTGCGCGACATCGACGAAGCCAGCCTCGACCTCGGTTAGGTGACGCACGGCCTTGAAGCCCACCTTGGCGGTATCGGCTTCCTCGTCGTAGATGATCCGGGTCACGACCGTATCCAGAGCTTCGCCGTTGGCGAGGAGGAACTTCTTGTAGCCCTCGAAGCCATAGACGTTCCCATCGTTGTCGCTGAACAGCGAGGCACCCGGGATGGCGATCTGGTAGACGTCACCGCTGGGGTCACCAGCGACGAGGATGGCGAGGCGGCGCTCGTAGCGGCAAGCCTTACCCTTACCGTTGGTGCCGGAACCCTTCACGTTTTTGGGGCAGGCAGCGCAGGACGAAGCCTGCTTGCCCTTGGCACCCGCTTCCGGGGTTACGCCGTCGTTCGACCAGCAGTCGGGCAGCGTGGCCTTGGCGTTCTTGTCGTAGGCCGCAGCATAGAACTTGCGGCTCGGCTCAGCCAGCCAGTCAACGATGATGACGTCGAGTTGGTCGCTGGCGGACTTGCCGATCTGCTCGCCACCGACCACGCGCTTGAACGTGCGTCCGTTGCTAAGCTGAATGCGGCGCATGCTGCCGCCACCGCCACTGGCCATACGGTCCATGCGGCGCGACTCGCGGCGCACAGTCGGCAGGTTGGACGGTTCTTCGAAAATGGTAATGTTGCTCATAGTTCTCACTTCTCGCTCGGTTTGCGGACTTGGATGACATACTTGTTATCGACCTGAAGGCCGATAGGGAGGGCGTCCGGGTTGTCCTCCAAGAACTGCTTCATGTTGGCATTGTGGATGCGCTTCTCCAGCAGGTGAACCGCCTCGTGCTCCACGATGAACTCGTTCATCTTCTCCCAATCGGTGGTCCAGTAGCGGGTCTGGACACGCCGTGAGATGGTGCCTGAGGGCGTCTTCACGCTGTCGAGGTTCTGCTCGTTGCAGAAGTTGAGAAGCTCAGCGGACACGGTGTCCA